GAGCCAGTCTCATTAGAATCAAGAGACTACCTACGACACATGGACCACTGTCCATGTGCGATGACCGACGTTTTTCTGGACAAGGTTCCAAAGCTAAAAAATTAGAAACAAGGTTCCAAAATCGGAAATCGGGGAAGGGGGTGGCCGAATAGGCGGAAGGGGAGACAATGTATGAGCGATATAGTATAGTATTTTCAAAAAAAATTTCTGAGAAAAAATTTCCAGAAAAAATTTATGACAACCAAAGTTTGCGATCGGTGCAAAAAAGAACTGGATCTTTCTAGATTTGTTCAAGAGAAGTTGAAATCTGGAAATGGCACTTACCCACGTAATGTTTGCAAAACATGTACCATCGACCTTCGACAACGGAGATCGAGCGGGGACCCCAAACGTTTTCTACGACACGTGTTCAACAGTCTAAAAAACAAGCGCAAAGATACTTGCGAATGGGACCTTAGTGTTGAGGATCTTTTTGAATTGTGGGAAGAACAAGAGGGCCGTTGTGCGTTGTCCAATAATATTATGACGTGGAAAAAAGGTGGGGGCTACCATGATTTTAATGCCAGCGTTGACCGAATCCAGCCCGACGGTCCCTATACTAAGATGAATTTACAGCTAGTTTGCTACCGAGTTAACATCATGAAACACGTGCTCGATGATCACGAGCTCTATTGGTGGTGCAAGAATATCGTGACAAATAGAGAGGAATACTAATATAATTCAAGTTACATGCGTTTATTAGACGAAGACAGACCTACAGAAATAACCGAACAGGATAGAGCGGAGTTTCAATCCCACCTACCTTATGCCGGATTACACCTAAACGAGCTTTCTGTTCAAGAAGAAAGGTTGGTGTTATTTCATTTACGCGGTATGACAAAAGCAGCCGCTGGGAGAGCTGCGGGTTATAGAGATGTAGACCGTGTTTACTCTTTATTTAAAACAGAAAAATTACAAAAAGCTCTAACCTACTTACGCAATGAAATGCGTGAAGAAGTTAAGTTTGATAAAAACACAGCAACGGGAATGTATCTAGAAGCGCACCGTAAATCGGCGACCGCGACCGAAGAAAAAAATGTTGTCGATTCGTTGTGCAAGCTCCACGGTCTATTTATGCCTGAGAATGCAACGCAGATAAATATTAATGTGGATAAAGTAGAACAGTTGGAAAGACTGTCTGATGCAGAGTTGTTAAAACTTGCGGGGGCAGATACAAAATATTTAGAGCCAGATGGGGATAAAGATGAGTAATTACAAAACAATAGAAGAACTAATAGCAGCAGCTGATGGGATTGAAAAAACATTAAGCCCCCAGGAACAAAATGTTATTGGTTACCATCGCAAGAATTTGGGGCTTGGTGCTAAAGCAGAAGATGGAAGACCAATAACTGCTTTTATGTTGGCGCCTGAAATTTTAGAGGGCCCTAACAAAGGAAAAGTTGTTAGTGTTCCTGGATTTGTCCCTGGTTATAATAACAATAAACCAATGTCTGAAGATCAAGCTAGAGAATATTGGATGCCAGAGATTAATAAGGGTTATTGGCCTGTCTATGATAAAGCTACTGTAGGGAGACGTTCAATGGAAGTTCATACTATTATGGACGCTGATATACATCGCCCATCTAAATAATGGAAGTAACGAAGACTGAATGCCAAAGATGTAAAGGGTTGTACCATGAAACCCTTATATTGTTAGATGATATATGTGTTTACTGTAGGGCGGACGAGGCTGAAAAAGTTCCCGAGCCCCAGTCGAAGTCTGAACCGGTTCAAACGAAACAAGAAGACTTATCCGCACAAGTAAAAGCGGAACAAGAACTAGCAAAAAGAATCTTAGCACGTAAAAGGTTACTCCCATTTGTTGAACGTTTTAATCCAGATTATTTAGCCGGCTGGGTACACAAAGATATCTGTCAAAGATTAGAGAGATTTAGTGAGCAAGTAGCAAATAAAGAATCACCTAGATTGATGCTCTTTATGCCACCGCGACATGGTAAATCTACTTTAGCCAGTGTTGCATTCCCTGCTTGGCATTTGGGTCGACACCCTAATCACGAGTTTATAAGTTGCTCGTATTCAGGTTCTCTTGCAATGAATTTTTCAAGAAAAGTTCGTCAACTACTTAGAGAACCAGTATATAAAAATGTGTTCGAAAAATCTAGGCTAGATAAAGATTCTCAGTCAATTGAATCGTGGCAAACGACTCAAGGTGGTGGTTATGTTGCGGCGGGTGTTGGTGGAGGTATTACTGGTAAAGGTGCACACGTAATGGTAATTGATGATCCAGTAAAAAACCGTGAAGATGCAGAATCCGATAACAACCGCGAAGCGACCTGGGATTGGTATACCTCAACTGCTTATACACGTTTATCACCCGGAGGCGGCATACTTGTAATTTTGACAAGATGGCATGACGATGATTTAGCAGGTCGATTATTAAAACAAGCAGAAGAAGGTGCTGACCAATGGGAAGTAATTAAATATCCAGCGATTGCAGAAGTTGATGAAACTTTTAGAAAATATGGTGAAAGTTTACATCCAGAAAGATATAATGTAGATGCGCTCGAGCAGATAAGGAAAGCCATCGGCCCCCGAGATTGGTCTGCTCTGTATCAACAGAATCCAGTATCCGACGAAGGCGATTACTTTAGCCGAGACATGATCCGTTATTACGAAGATGAAGATATTGAATATGCACAACTTAATTACTATTGCGCGTGGGACCTTGCGATCGGGCAGCGTGACCGGAACGATTATTCAGTTGGTATTGTTGTCGGGGTCGATGAATATGATAATTTATTTGTTGTTGATGTCGTTCGCGGAAAATATGATGGCTTTGAATTAGTCGAGCAAATCTTAGACTTGTATGAAACTTGGCGCCCAGGTATAGTGGGCATAGAACGAGGGCATATTGAAATGGCCCTAGGGCCCTTTTTGCAGAAGCGTACTAGAGAACGGGGATTAAGCGAAGCGTACTTTAAAGACCTAAAAGTAGGTCGTAGAGACAAAGAAGCAAGAGCACGTGCAATCCAAGGTAGAATGCAACAAGGTATGGTATACTTTCCAAAGGACGCTGTTTGGACTGGAACCATGGTTGCAGAACTTTTACGTTTTCCAAATGGAGCCCATGATGACCAAGTCGATGCATTGGCATGGATAGGTTTAATGATGACAGAATTTGCTACTTTCTATGAACGACCGGAGCATGTTCCATCTTGGAGAGATAAGTTAAGACATTTAACTAAAGGCGATAAACATAAATCATCGATGAGCGCTTAATGGCAGAGTACAAAAAAACTAAAAAGAAACTGGATGCGGCGGAAGAACTAAATCTTGCTCGTCGTCAATGGGAAGCATATACCAGAGCTAGAGATAATGGTCATGATGACTATATTGAAATGGCAAAACAATGCGACGCTTTTTATCGCGGAGAACAATGGGACGAAGCTGACATGGCAGCGCTCGACGACCAGGGTCGACCCGCGTTAACAATCAACACAATTTTACCTACTATTAATACTGTTATTGGTGAACAAAGTACTAGACGTGCGGATGTACAATTCAAACCGCGGGGATCTGGTATGCAAGAAACTGCTGACTTGTTGACAAAACTTTTTATGCAGATTTCTGATAACAACAAACTTGATTGGATAGAGTCACAAATTTTTTCTGATGGTTTAATTCAAGACAGAGGGTGGTTTGATGTAAGGGTAGATTTTTCTGATCACATACAAGGGGAAGTAAGAATTACACCCAAAGACCCGCTCGATATTATTATTGATCCAGATGCAAAAGAATATGATCCTAGAACTTGGAACGAAATTTTTGAAACAAAATGGATGAGCATAGATGACATAGAAGAAATCTATGGCCAAGAAAAATCAGATAAGCTAAGAGTTATTGCAGAAGTTGGATCTACCTTGGGTGCAGATTCAATTGAGTATGAAGAAGAAAGATATGGTGATACATATAGTGGCGAATACTCAAGTGACTATCCAAATAACCCAGAAGAAGCAAAAGCAGTAAGATCAATTCGTGTTATAGAAAGACAACATTATAAATTAAAAGAATGTATGTTTTATGTTGATCCTGTTAGCGGAGATCAAAGAGAAGTCCCCTATAATTGGGGCGAACGCAAACGGAAAAAATTTGCTGATGATATGGGTCTTTATATTATTACTAAGACCATTAAGAAAGTTAAGTGGACTGTAACAGCAGACACAGTCGTTTTATTTGATGACTGGTCTCCTTATGATCATTTTACTTTGGTTTCTTATTTTCCATATTGGAGAAGAGGTAAACCTTTTGGCATGGTAAGAAACTTAATTTCACCTCAAGAACAACTAAACAAAATTTCATCTCAAGAACTACACATTGTAAATACAACTGCGAACAGTGGTTGGGTAGTTGAGTCAGGTTCTCTTACAGGAATGACAGCAGATGATTTAGAAGAACACGGTGCGGAAACTGGTTTAGTCCTCGAGTTTAATCGAGGCTCTACTCCCCCAAGTAAGATCCCCCCAAACCAGATTCCCACCGGCCTGGATCGTATAAGCCAAAAAGCGGCTATTAATATAAAAACAATTAGTGGTATTTCTGATGCCATGTTGGGGACTGATAGCCCTGAGGTTTCTGGTATTGCAATCCAAGCAAAACAGAACCGCGGTGTTTTAATGATTCAGGTTCCTTTAGATAACTTAAGGAAAACACGACAATATTTAGCAGAAAAAATTCTAAACTTAGTACAAAAATACTACACGGAAGAAAGGGTTGTACAAATCACAGATGAGAATGACCCTCGTAAACCAAAGGTCCCAGTTAAAATAAATCAAATGACACCCGAAGGTAATATTATTAATGATCTTACTTTAGGTGAATACGAAGTTATTATTGGGACAGCACCTTCTAGAGATAACTTTGAAGAAACACAATTCGCACAAGCCATTGAGCTTAGGAAAGCTGGCGTGCCAATCCCAGACGACTTGATTATCGAATACTCTCACCTATCTAAGAAAGCAGAAATTGCAGAGCGTATTAGACAAATGCAAGGAATGGCTCCACCTACTGAAGCGGAAGCTGCATTACAACAGTTCCAGGCTGAAGCCGCGATTACACAAACACAACTTGAGATTGCCAAACTTGAGGCTGAGGTACAAAACTTACAGTCTACTACACAGTTAAATATGGCTAAAGCTCAAGGTGAAGCTAGCGAACCACAAGTAAAAGTGGCAGAGCTACAAAGCAAACTTCAGATGAAGAGAGAAGAACTTGACTTACGAGAAAGGTTATCTGGTATGACCAATGAAGTAAGAAAAGAACAAAGTGAAACTACTGCAGCGGCAAAAATTGCTACTGCGGCCATGAAACCAAACCAAGGAGGTAGAAGAGATGGCTAAAAAAGAAGAGACCCAAGAAACCAACGAAATTGTTATGGATAATGTGCCGGGGGCAGATCCAATAACTGAAGAAGATACAAAATCTTTTGAAGTTGATTTAAATTTTGAGACCACAGAAGAGGAATCTGATAATGAAGAAGTCAAGGAAGAAACTGACGCACCTGCAGAAGAAGAAGTTGTTGAAGAAGAACCTGAAACAGCAGAGGAAGAAGAAGCACCTGCAGAGCCAGAAGCTATTAGCGAAGAGGGAGTGGATGAAAACAGCGAAGCAGATGCATCATCAGATATTCAGCCAGCTGAGGGAAGCGATGAAAACGTTGCCCAAGAAGTAGAACAACCAAAAGCCCCTATGGTGCCTAAATCTAGGTTAGATGAAGTGCTTGCAAAACAAAAAGCACTACAAAAACAATTAGATGAGGCTAAAGCAGCACAAGAACAAGTACTAGAAAACGCGCCTGAGTATGATTTTGGGTCAAAAGAAGCTGAATACCAGCAATTAGTACTTGATGGTGAAGCAGAAAAGGCTGTAGATCTTAGAAATGAGATCAGAAATGCTGAAAAAGAGCAGTTTATGTTTGAAGTTCAAGCAAAAATGGGCCAAACAGTGCAAAAAAGTCAAGAAATGACTGAATTACAGACAAAAGCAGCTGAAATAGAAGCTACTTTTCCTGTTTTAAACGAAAATAGTGCCGATTTTGATGTTGATTTACAAAATGAAGTGGTCGAATTGCGAAATGCATTTATGTCTCAGGGTTATACACCGGCTGATTCATTAACTAAAGCAGCTGAGTACACTTTAGCAGCAAAAAGACCAGAATTGTTAAATCCAACAGAAGTAGCAGAGGCCCCAAAGGCAAATGAACAAGTTGTACAGAAGAAAAAAGTAGCCAATATTAATAAAAAACTAAAAGCTGCTGATTCGCAACCACCTTCTATGAAAGGAGAATCTGCTAAAGGTGATAAAAAAATAGATTTAAATATGTTATCTGACGATGAGTTTAGCGCACTTCCAGAGGAAACTTTGCGAAGAATGCGTGGTGACTTTGGTATGTAGTTGGTATAACATATAAGTAATTCGTCCGTCAAAACGATATTTGACGCAGGTCGTTCTGCTAAAACAACGTTTTCGCCTGCCACGGCGTAAATCTGGCTGGAGTCGTGTCCGTAAAAACACGAAAACGTTTCCCAACGATAAAGGGTACACGGGTAAGTAGTCGGCCCAGAAAAGCGACTGGTTAGTTTAACTTTAATCTTAAATTTGGAGGATGCCATCATGGCTAACACAAACTTTTCATCACTGACCAGTGAACAGCTTACTATCTGGTCGCGTGATTTTTGGCGTGTTGCTAGGAACATGTCCTTCATTAACCAATTCGCGGGTAGCGGACCTAACGCTATGGTTCAGAGAATATCTGAACTTACCCAATCAGAAAAAGGCGCAAGAGCTGTTATAACACTTCTTGCCGACATGACTGGTGACGGTATTGTTGGAGACAACACCCTCGAAGGAAATGAAGAGACTTTAAGAGCCTACGACATCGTTGTACAACTTGATCAATTAAGATTTGCTAATAGACTTTCGGGTAGATTAGCTGATCAAAAATCAGTTGTTAATTTCCGTGAGCACTCACGAGATGCACTTGCATATGCAATGGCTGATCGTATTGACCAATTAGCGTTTTTATCGCTTTCTGGTATTAACTACACACTAAAAAATAGTGGAGCATTAAGACCTGTAATGAACTCAGGACAAAATCTTGGTGATCTTGCTTTTGGTAGTGATGTAACTGCACCAACTTCTAACAGACATAGAAGATGGGATGCTACAAGTAAACTTGTTGCTGGTGATGTAACAGCTGTTGCAGCTGCTGACACCATCACTTACGAGTGTATTGTTGCTCTTAAAGCTTATGCTAAAGACAACTACATCCGTGGAGTAAGAAGCGCAGGTGGAGAAGAGGTATATCATTTATTTGTATCACCTCAGGTAATGGCTGACCTTAAACTTGATTCAGATTTCTTGGCTAACGTCAGAAATGCTGGAATAAGAGGACCTCAATCGAGTTTGTTCTCTGGTTCTTCAAGCTTAATGGTTGATGGAGTAATGGTTCATGAGTTTAGACACGTGTTTAACACTGCTAACGCAACTACTGGAACATCTTCAAACGCCGGTTCTGCTGGATATAAGTGGGGAGCTGATGCTAACATCAACGGTTCTGCTTGTTTATTCTGTGGAGCACAAGCCCTTGCTATGGCTGATATCGGACTTCCTGAAATTGTTGAAGACACCTTCGACTACGGAAACCAAAACGGTATCTCTATTGGTAAGATCTTCGGTCTTAAGAAGCCTAAGTACAACAGCGACTATAATGGCGCAGTTGAAGACTTTGGTGTCATTAGATTGGATGTTGCATACTAAGTATGCTTTTGTGGGTGGTTCATTTTGGGCCACCCCTTTTTAAAGGAAAATTATGAAAGGTTTATATTTAATTTTAGTTGGTCTCTTTGCAACTTCATGTGCAACCGTTGGATCTGTTATAGAAGGCGGAAAAAACATTGCTATGACTACTGTAGATACAACTGTGAAAACAGCAGGCTCTATTTCAGGCGCAGCATTAAAAGATGTTAGTGGCGTTGTTAATACAGTAGCTGAAACTTACGACGGTGTTATAACTACTGTTGTAGAAAATGTTGATAAACAAACTAATGAACTTCAACCAAAAGAAGAAGACTAGTTAGTTATTTTAGGAGTAAATTATGATCGTAGTATCAGATATTGACAGGTATATTTCGACCACCTGGGGCGCATCAATCAGATTGGAAGCTGGCGTACCAAAAGAAGTCGGACAAGATATAGGTATTTTTTGTTTACAAGAAGGGTGTACAGAAGTTAAGCCCCACTCTATTAAAGAGAAAAAACCAAGCGAACCAATTAGAGCTAGAAATGAAGATGGCACTTTAAAAGGTGATGATCTAAGTACCCCCGATGTAAATGAAGCATGGGAAGGTGGCAAAGCACCAGCAAAGAAAAAGCCAGCAGCTAAAAAAACAACGAAGAAAACAACTAAGAAATAATGGGAACACTAACGGGCACTAATATTATTGATAGAGCTAGACTTACATTACAAGATAGCTCCGGTGTTCGTTGGACTGATGCAGAATTATTAATATATATTAATGATGCACAGCGAGAAATTGTAAACTTTAGGCCAGAGTCAACTGCTACACACTCAAATGTTCAGCTATCAACCGGAACGGAACAAACGTTACCTTCCGGCGGACTTCGTCTTATTAAAGTAACTCGTAATATGTCAGGAACAGCTTCAGATGCTACTGGCGCTAAGTCAGTTAGGATTGTAGAAGAAGACTTATTAAATTCTATTGAACCCGATTGGCATGACCCAACTGTAACAGGGTCTTCAGCGCATGGTGCTGTTGTTAAAAACTACTTGTTTGATCCAGATGATCCTAAAAAGTTTTATGTATATCCAGGAGTAGCCTCTGGTTCTAATGCTTATGTTGAATTAATTTATTCAAAATTACCTACTGATTTAAGTTCAGTTTCTAGCACAATAGATATCGAAGATACTTATGGTAATGCTATTTTAAATTTTGTTTTATATAGGGCTTATCTAAAAGATGCAGAGTTTGCGGGTAATCAACAAAGGACAGCAACTCATTATCAATTATTTATAGGTAGTATTTCTGGTGGGGGTAATGCTGAAGCTATTTTAGACCCTAATTTAGATAGAAATGCAGAAACAGGTAGAACTGTAGGAGTACCACAATAATGGCAAATTTTAGTTCTTTAGTTAAAGAAGTTTTACCTTACGTCCCTAATTGTCCAGACTCTTTAGTTGAGTCTACTCTCAGATCAGCAACTATAGAATTGTGTGAACGTTCTGGTGCATACGTATTTGATCTTGACCCTATTACAACCATAAGTGGTGTGTATGAATATGAGTTTGATCAACCTGCAGGTACCGATGTCCACAAAATTTTATGGATGACCTATGATGGAGATGATTTAGATCCAACTAGCCCAAGAAGTTTAGAATTGAACTATCCCGATTGGAGAAACAAAACATCTTTACCCCAAGTTTACTTACAAAAAACACCGGATACTTTTTGGGTTGTACCAGTTCCTAATTCATCAGTTACAAATGGTTTACAAGTAAGTGTGGCCTTAAAACCAACTAGAACTTCAAACAACATAAGTACTGATTTTTCAAATGATTATCGAGATGGAATTATATATGGCACCTTATATAGGTTGTTAAGGATTCCAGCAAGAGATTGGACTGACCCGCGTGCAGCTGCAGATTACTTAGGTTTATTTAATCAAGAAGTAACTCAAGCAGAACAACGAGCACGCAGCGGTGATTTAGGTGTACGTAGATTAGTAAAATACCGTGGAGTTGGATTGTCTCCGCGTAAAAGGTATAAGCGATATGGTTCAGAGATTGACTATTGATGGGGTTTCGATTGAACAGATCCCTCAAAATGAGCTCAAGTATTCTTTTGAAAAAATTGAACCACATCTACAAAAGATTAGAAAGAAAAGCTATTCTGATTGGATCGTAGCTGACGTTTACCTATCCCTAAGAGAGGGCGATTCAACTTTATATATGTTTTATAAAGGGGATCAATACATAGGTTTTGTTATAACACAGTTTGTAACAGATCCAAGTGGCGTTGGAACCCTTTTTGTCTGGGCAAGTTATCAAAAACCAGAGTATAATTATATAAAAGTAGGATTTGACTTTTTAGAGCGATTGGCAGAAACATTAAATGCTGTCGCAATAGAATTTGAATCCAGTAGACAGGGGTGGAAAAAGACCGCTGAGAAATTTGATTTTAAATTAGTCACATCGACATTTAGAAAAGAGTTATAAAATATGAGCAGAAGAAAGGTAAAAAAAGGTAGGTT